AACAATTATGCCAGCAGTTTGGCCAGGATTCATATCAACAGTAGGAAGTTTTTTAGATGATAAATCTGAAAAGACTCATACTGATACCGCTGAAAAGATTTCATCGGAATATCATAAAGCAGTAAAAACTGCTATGACATCACTTCATGCAAATATGGTATTATCGCAACCAGCATATACTCCAATCAAAGGTGCAATAAAACAATGCTTAGATGATATTAGAGAATCCGAAGGTGTTGCAAAGATATATCATTTTACAAATTGGGCAAACACAACCTCTGCATATTGGTTATCTGTAATAATGTCCCCAACTCCATTTCACCCAATCAATATGGGATTATCAACTGGAACGGCGGGGATACCTGCTCCTATAAGTCATATAATAAATAATGGTGGAGTTATACCAGCATTACAAAATGATTTGTTAACGGCATTCACACATCCACCAGCACCAGCATTGTATGGTGTTCCATTTGCAACTAAATTAGCAACGGCATTTACAAATCACTTAACAACAGTAGGTGGATTACAGACAGAATTTGTAACAGGTGGTTCACCTGCAACCCCAGTTCCAGTAGGACCTGTGCCACAAGTATGGGTTGGACTAGTATAAAAAGAAAGTTTTTAATATTTATATATAAAGTAGAAAATTATGAAGGCAAAGCAATTAGCACAATTAGTAGAAGTAATCGTAAGAAAGGTAGTTAGAGAAGAACTAAAACCTATTATTGCGGAAGTTAAAAATGCTTCTAAACCAATTATAAAAGAAACGAAGTCTAAACCAAAAAGGATAGTTGAAACAGACCCGTTAGATATTGATATGAGAACTATTTTATCAATGGAAGAAAATAAAAAAACACCCCAAGCAAAAACGTTTACAAAGAATTCAATGTTAAATGAGATGTTGAATGAAACAATGCAAGATGGTGAGTGGAGAAATATGGATGCTCAGTTTGGTTCTAATCAAGCACAAGCATGGAGTGGTAGAGAAACTACTACAGTAGCACCAACACAAGATATCGATGGTAGACCTGTTGATACATCTAACCCTGAAGTGGCTAATGTGATGGGTGCTATAACAAAAGATTATTCTCAATTGATGAAAGCAATTGATAAGAAAAAGGGAAAATAATTAAATGGCTAAACCAAGAAAAGAATATTTCTACAATCCAATAGATTTTGAAAAAGATGTTGCTGTTGGGATTAAACTACCATTCTCTAAGAATAGTGGTTTATTCTCTCTTTCATATTCAACTGAAGAACAGGCGATATCTAATTTAAAGAATCTATTATTGACTAGAAAAGGTGAAAGAGTATTTCAACCTACATTCGGTTCTCAAATTTATGCTTTACTATTTGAACCAATTTCATTAGATTTAAAACAAAAAATGGAAGATGGTATATTAGTAGATATAAATTTCTGGTTACCTTATATAATTATTGATGAAGTTGTAGTTACGCCTGATGAAGATAGAAATCACGTTGGTATCACATTAAACTTTAGAGTTACAGAGCAAGGTGCTAACCAACAAATAATATTATTTGTAGATTCCGCTGGAACTGCAACAATAGAATAGGAACTTATGGCAAAAGCAAACAAATCAGATTTAGTCCAAAAGGATGTTAAACTCATTGGAAAGGATTTCGGAGAGTTAAGAAAAAACTTAATTGATTTTTCTAAAACTTATTTCCCAAATACTTTTAATGACTTTAATGAATCCTCACCGGGTATGATGTTCATTGAGATGGCATCTTATGTAGGTGATGTGCTATCCTTTTATACAGATACTCAATTAAGAGAATCTTTATTATCCAACGCAGAAGAGAAAGTAAACCTTTTCAATCTAGCAGCAGTACATGGGTACAAACCAAAAAATGTAGTACCAGCATCAGTTGAGTTGGATGTATTTCAAATATTACCAGCCAAAGGTAGTGGTGATGATGTAAGACCTGATTATGATTACGCATTGAAAGTTGCAAGTGGAATGATAGTCAGTTCTGATTCTAATAGTGATGTAGAATTTTCATCAAACTTCGATGTGGATTTTGCAGCATCATCTTCATTCAACCCTACAGATGTATCGGTGTATCAAATCGATGAAAACACCAACGAACCTATCTATTATTTATTAAAGAAATCTGTTAAGGCATCAAGTGGTAAAGTAAAAAAACAACAATATGTATTTACATCACCTAAGATATATGATAAGATACGAATCTCTGATGCTAATATTATTAAAATAAAATCCGTAATGGATGATGATGGAGATAGTTGGACTGAAGTTCCATATCTTGCTCAAGATACTGTATTTGAACAGGTAGAAAATAACGAAGATAACTCTACTAACTTACAACCATATAGTGGGGAAACTCCTAAGTTGTTAAATTTAAAAAGAGTACCTAAACGATTTATAACAAAGTTTGAATCTGAAAAAGATTTAGTAGTTCAGTTTGGAGCCGGTGTATCAGCAAACGCTGATGAGGAAATAATTCCAAATCCTGATAATGTTGGTTCAGCGTTATATCAAAACACTGGAAACATAGACCAAGGATTAGACCCATCCAACTTCTTATATACAAAAACGTATGGAGTTGCTCCAGCTAATACAACATTAGATATTGAGTACTTAGTAGGTAATGGTGTTGAAGATAATGTACCTGCGAAGGATTTAATTAATGTTGTAAGTAAAGTATATGAAAATGATAACACCATAAATCTAAATCAAGAAACTCTAAGATTCGTACAGAACTCATTAGCAGTTACAAACCCAGAAGCAGCTGTTGGTGGTAGAAGTAAAGAAACGGATGATGAAATTCGTAATAACGCAATGGGTTACTTTGCAGCTCAGAATAGAACTGTAAGTAGAGAAGATTATATTATGAGATGTTACGCACTTCCACCACAATTTGGTTCAGTTGCTAAAGCTTATTTAGCACAAGATTACCAAATAGAAACAAAAGGTAATGGAAGTTTTTCACCACATGCTATATTACCGGGTGACCCTATACCAAAGATAGTTGAAACGGAATCACCGAATCCGTTAGCTCTTAACTTATACACATTGGGTTATGATAAGGATAAAAAGGTAACTCACCTAAATCCTGCTACTAAAAACAATTTAAAAAACTATTTAGCATATTATAGAATCTTAACAGATGCAGTTAATATTAAAGATGCATATATTGTTAATATCGCTATTAATTTTGATATTGTAGTATTACCTGATTACAATTCTAATGAAGTTCTTCTTAGATGTATTCAAGCATTAAAAGATTATTTTAACATTAACAATTGGAAAATTAACCAACCAATTAATGTATCACAAGTATATATTTTATTAGATAAGGTGGATGGTGTTCAGACAGTACCAAGACCTGATTCTGATGGTGAAGGTGGTTTGAAAATTATGAATAGATATAATGGAAACTACTCACCAAATAAATATGATTTGAGTGTGGCCACTAGAATGGGTATTATATATCCACCTAAAGACCCTGCTATATTTGAAGTTAAGTATCCTAATGTAGATATAAGAGGTAAGGTTGTAACTCAATCTTTCTAAGGAGAATATTATGATTTATAGAATATACGGACAAAAAGATACTACAATATACGAACAAAACAATCGTAACAACCAGAATACAGGTAAGGATGAAATCTTAGAAATTACAAAATTCTACGATGAAGATTCTAATAATATTTGGGTTGGTAATAGTAGGGTACTAACACAATTTGATTTAGCACCAATATCACAATCTATAGTAGGTGGTGAAATTAGTGGTAGTATAAAGTACTATCTTAATTTAACATCAGTAGCTGAAAACGAAGTTCAATCAGAATATGATTTAGATATATTTCCAGTATCTCAAAGCTGGGGTGAAGGTAGTGGTAAGTATAACTATACGCCAGTTTCAACAGATGGGTGTAGTTGGAAATCAAGAGATGGTGTATCCAATTGGAATGCTACCTCTGCAAGTGTATTTAACGGATTCAGAAAAATTGATATTCCTACTGAGGGATTAGTACTATCTCAAACATTTACAAATGGTACAGGTTCCACATTCTTAACAGAATCAATCAACGATATTAGTGGTAACTCACCATTTATGTTTGTTGAAAACGAAAGATTGGTTATATCCGCATCTAACTTTGCTGGAACGACATTAGTATTTCCACTTGAATTAGAAAACTCTTTAAACTATAAAGTACAATTTCAAATAGACCCAAAAGATTTCACCGATGTTCAATTTAGAATTGAAAACCCAAATGGGTTAATTCAGAATGAAGATTCCTATGCAAATATGGTTGGTAATATTACAACACCATCTACACAATCATTTCTGATAACAGCCGCATCATCAGGTCAATATAATTTAAGATTTACATTCTTTGATAACGATGGAACATCATCATCAACTACAGGTACGTTTGATGAAGTATATGTTACCGAACGTGCTGGTAATACTATAGTTAGAGAAACGTTTGCAGTTAATGAAGGTTTGTTTACACAACGAAACGTTATTAAAAGTACAAATGGTGTAATGCCAAAACAATTTGTATCAAGCTCACAATTATTTTTCCAATCAGATAACACTGGTGGGGCTACTGCTGAATACAAAAAATATTTGGACTCATCATTAAAATATACAATTACAAATGAATTAAAGTTGGGTAACTACCCATCATATGGATTTGCTGTATTCAATCCAAAGGGTATAAAAATGACTCCAAGTCAGATTACAGGTCTAAAAAGTTTATATACATCATCTGTAACTCAATCAATTCAATTTACCCCACCAATGAGTGGTGATTATAGATTTAACTATACATACTTTGCGACGGGTAGTAGTAGAGCAACTGGTTCTATAGATAACTTTAAAATAGTATATTCGGGTTCATTAAAAACTCCACCTGAATCTGAGGCATCATTCTTTAAAAATATTGGTGGTGGTACTTGGTACACATCATCTATGAATAGTACAAAGGTATCTCATAGATTCAACAAATATACAACCAATTTAAATGCGAATGTTACTGAGTATGTAAATGATTGGTTAAATGGTTCAAGACCAAATAATGGTTTCCTTATTAAACGACCAGTTTTACAAGAGAGTGGTTCGGTTAGATATGGTTCGGCTAAATTCTTTTCAAATGAAACTCATACAATCTATGTTCCTACATTAGAAGTTAGGTGGGATGATTCCACATTTAATACAGGTTCATTAAGTGCATTAACATCAGATGATATTGTAATCTATCCAAAGAACTTATCATCCGAATATAAAGAAAGTTCAAAATCCAGAGTTAGAGTAGTTGGTAGAGAACGATACCCACAAAGAAGTTTTTCGGATTCTAATCCTTATACTACAATTAAATATCTCCCACAGAATACTTATTACCAAGTAAGAGATGTTGAAACTAATTTAGTATTGATACCATATGATACAACTTATACAAAATTAAGTTGTGATTCAAACGGAAACTATTTTGACTTTTGGTTCAATACTTTACAACCTGAAAGATTCTATCAATTTGAATTCAGAGTTGATAGAGGTGGAAAACAAGAATACTTTGGCGGAAACGTATTTAAAGTGGTGAGATAATGGCAGTAGATAAAAAATCCATACAAAAAGCAAAAGCAAGGGCCGTTGATAACGCAAAACGAAATGCCATTCCAAAAAAGATTGGTAAAACATCTGATGATATCGTTAAATCTAAAATCAAAGGTAAAACTCCTGATAGAAGAGAAATCAGAAGAAACACCTCTGGTCAAATAATATCCTATGATATTCCTAAAAGTGGTGCTGCTAGACTTTCAACCGATGTTGTTGTAAAAAACGATAATGGTAAGGTGTATAACTATGGTACGATAAAGTTAGCCGGTGTAAGAAACGAATACACAAAGCAAGAATACTTTAAAGCTATTGATAATGATATTGAACAATTCACTAGGGATGTATCAACAAATAAAACTGCTGAGATTAATAAACTAAACGCCGTATCATTTGCACCAATAGAAGGTATCATAACTGAGGATTCAGTATCCAATCTTAAATTTACAGGAGAAATTGTTAGAGTTGGTTCTTCAAACACTTCATTTTTTTATATTGAAGAGGGTATGTTTTACACAATCACAGGACAAGGTACACTTTGGTTTTTAGCTGAAAAACTTAAACTTCCAATAGGATTTAGAATTAATGATGAATATGATTATGGTGGGAAGTACAAAACGGCATTAGGTGAACAATTAGATTATGGTCAAAACCAATATGCATTATATGATGTAGAGAGTTACAATAGACAATCAATCGCATATGTAGAATCAAATGAGTATGGTGGTGAAATTGATAAACGAAAAGTGTTAGGTGATATTGCAGATGATGTTGTAATGATAACTTATTATGTTGATAGAGAATTGGTGGGTGTAAAAGATGGTAAAGAAGATACCTTTCAACAGATACACGTAGTTGGAGATGAAGCTACAAAAGTAAGTTATGTACATTTTTTAAGTAAAGATAAGTTTGTAGAAGCTAGAAAACAAATAGCAACCACATTTACAGAGGATTTAAAAATAAATACAATACAAAAGAGAGGTACACACGATTTAACTGCTAGAATTGATATTGAGATACACTATTGGGGACAAAGTAAACCTACAGTAATAAGAGTAGAACCTGAAACAACAACAACTGATTCACAATCAAAAGCTGGATTAGTTCAAAGAACATATACTATTACTGGTGATAACATATTACCAAAGCTTAGAAAAATAAATTTCAGGTACTTTGATGGATATACACCATTCGGAGCAGCCGGTACTGATGGTCAATATAGATGGAAGAATATTACTCCACCATATACATCAACTGTAGCAACAAGTCCATTAGGTGGTGTATCCATCGGAAGAACAACTATTCCACTAAGAAGGACTAGTAGAGGAAGAAAGATTATTTGTAATGAACTTTACAGACAAGGATACCTATCTGAAAAAATGTGGGATGCTGATGAGAGATATGGTGATATGATGTTTGAATCAGACCCTAAATTGGTAATTGGGTATCAGATGTGGGCTAGAAGTGTTGTTAAATTTATGAGAGAGAATCCACAAAATACAAAGTTAGCATATAAGTTATTTAAACCTTGGACAGAATATATGGGATACAAAATGGGTGTTGTTGAAAAACCAACTATTATGGGTAGACTAACAAACTGGATAGGTACACAATTATCTTATATGGTATTTGATTTGTATGGTGGAAAGCGTTTATTAGATAAGTATAATCAAGTAAAGGTGGGGAAATAAGTTATGGGATTATTTAGTCGTATAGGAAGAGGTATTAGAAATGTTGCAAGTGGTATTAATCGAGCAGCATCAAATGTAGTGCGAACTGTAGCGGCACCTCTTAGTAATATTGTTAGTCAAGTTCCTATAGTTGGTGGATTGGCATCGAGTATTATTAGAACTGTTGCTGGAGGACCATCAAGAACTAATATAGTACCACCACCACCGCCAGTACCAGCGACACCACCTACACCACCAAACCCAGATGGAACACCTGGTAATGGGGCTGAACTTTGGAAGTTTTCAAAAACAGCTGATAGGTGGAGTAAAGTGATTGGAACTCCAAAAAAGATAAGAGTAGATGGTGTAGATTATGATTGGGTATCAAAATCAGGTATCAGTTATTATGCGTTACCACTACCAGAAGTAGAGTCATCAGTTGGTAATACGTCTGGTGTCGGTGTACAATCATCAAGACCATTAACTAAAGAAGATACACAAATATCATTCGAACAATTAATTTCAGGACTTCATTTTTACTATGAAGAAAGTAATTTTAGAAGTAATAGTAACAAATATAATGGTGTTAACAATTATGCATTTTTAGCATATTTAGCTGCTAGAGAATTATTTGGAAATGAAACTCCTATAATAGAAGGACGGGGTACAACGAAAAAGTTAAGACAATGGGAAGCTAAAATTAAATTAGTAGCCCCAAGAATAACAGAAGATGCTATTATTAGAGTACTTAATATTATCGGTGAAGATATATTAGCAGGTGGTAATGGGTATCTGAATACTCAGACTAGAGTAAACGGATTAAGAGGTGGTTTCTTTGGAAGTAACAGAAATGCTAAAAACTTTAGAGAAGATATAGAAACTAAAACGGGTCCAATTAATAATGGTAACATACTTATTAACTACGATGACCTTTTAATCAACCTTTCAAGAATGGATGCCAGAGATGAGTTTATTATGACACGAATGACTTCTATGAGAAATGTTTTAAGAAAAGCATGGGAGAAACGACCAGGTAGTAGTAAAAGAAGTAATAGATTATTAAAAGATAGAACTATACCCGAATGGAAAAATGCTATAGATAAAGAGATTAGAGGTAATGGTATTAAGAAAAATCAAAGCTCTGGGGCATTTGCATTTAACAGTACATTTAATAATAGATTTGGAAACTTAGGAAGTACAAATGCAGTCTATGATGAGACATGGATGGACTTAATGATTTTATTAAACGCATCGGCTAGGGCTAAACGTAAGACCGGAAGTATGATGGTTACTAAGCAAAACGGAAAGCAATAATGAGTTTAGATTTATATAATAAAGGAAGTGAACTTTTAACATCTAGAAAGCCCGTAGATGCTCCACAGATATATACGGATGCTGATTTAGATAAAATTACAGTTGAACCTGTCCAAGTTACTGCTACCGATTTACAACGTAGAGAGAGTGGGTATCCTTCAGATATACCACGTACGGCACAAACACATTTCCATATTTACTCTGGAGAAAATCTATTATATTCATATCAACAATTAGCAAGAAACGGAATTAACTCTGTATTAGAAAACAATGCAGATACATTACATGATTATGATATTGAAATAAGTCCTGAAAAGGATGTAAGAAGAGCCAACATATCAAAAGGTTCATTTACATTAGTATATAATTTCTTAGACCAAAAAACAGATAAATTAAAAGTAGAAGAAGTATCAGGTGATGGTACAGAAGTACAATTAACACTTGGTCTTGGAAAGGGTGAAGTTAATACTATAGAAGGGTTAACCGATATTTTTGAAGAGTTCTCACTTCTTAATAAAAACGATTTAGGTAAACCAAGAGACGGTGATGGTTTACAATCACAATATGTATTAAACTTTGGTAACAATGATTTAGCGGCAATTACTAACTTTGATTTTACCTTAAATCCAAGAAAAGGACATCGAAGAGTTGAAGTACCATTTCCCGAACAAACATTCGAAGGTAACCCTACTAGATTCTATCCAATGGCAGGTACTGATAATCTTTGGATTGAAGTATTCACTGGTGGTAGTTTAGTAATTAAGGGTGAAACAATTACAAGTGAGGGTGGTACTCGAGAAGAGTTGGATGAAAGTTATACACCATTATTAGCAGATGTTACTATAACAGAAGAAGAACAAGAAGTTGTAGTACCTGCGGAATCAGGTAGTGAAGCTACTACTAAGACAGAAACAGTACAAATAGCATCACACTA